TGTTTTTTGTTAATGCTTCGTGTACTCTCTGCATAATTGCATTATTTCCTAGTCCACTTATTGCCCAATTTTGAGAATCCTCAAATTGATATCCTAGCAAATCACTCCAACAGGGCCAATAGTAATTTGTGTAACTACAACCAAATGTAAACAATTTCATTTTAATCTATCTTATCACACCATTTAACAATTTCATTCCATTGCTCTCCGGTCAATATATCCTTGTACATTGAATTTTCATGAAATCTTGGAATAAAATTAATATTAAGTGCTACTCTTGAATTTGCATTTGTACAAGTTGTGCCCGAGTGTTCCATGTGACTAGGAAATAACACTATTCTATTTGCAACACTTTCAACTTTGTCACCGTCTTTAAATGCAGTGTATCCATCGTTAGTATTCATATAGTAAATCCCAGTGATACTTAAAGGTACCATACAATCACAATGGTATCCATGCACGTAAATTTTGTCTGCTCTTGGCACTAGATTAGCCTTAATTCTTACAAAAGTATTTGGATGAATCCTATTAAAAATAGGAAACAGCATTTGCCAATTGTCTTGTTCAGTAACAATATTTCCATCTTCCCTCAAAACATGATGAGTAAACTGGTATTGATGTTTTTGACTTTCTGTTTCAACTTGAGATTCATCTACAACGTAATTTTTAAAATACCATGGAAAATGTTCTCCACCATATCTTTCTAAAATTGGTTTTGCCTCATTATCCGGCAAAAGATCATCAATAATTATTTTATTATTTTGTATCTTTTTTTGCATTTTCTTTAACCTTATTCATAATATCCGTTGTTGAAAATCCTTGTACAATAGGAAATATTTTTACTTCAGCAAGTTCATTTCCAACTGTTGTTTCAACTGTGTAATCACCTCCCTTTACAATCACGTGTGGTTTGTGATGTTGTATTGCTTCAAGTGGAGTATCTTGGTCAAATACAACAACTTGATCAACCCAAGGCAGTTGCAATAATTGTTGTTCACGCTCTTCAGCGGTATTAAATGGTCTATCGTCACCTTTTAATCTTTTGACACTGTTATCAGAATTAATACCAACTATCAATTTATCTCCTTGTTGACTTGCAAACTTTAACAATTCAAAATGTCCTTTGTGTAAAATATCAAATACTCCATTAGTCCACACAATTCTATCTTCAATGTCTTTGATATCAATAATCGAGACACCTCTTTTTTGAATTATTTTTTGTGCTCCTTTTACAGCAAGTTCACAACAAGTAAGCATATCTTTAAATGGAAAATAATGTGCGATTACAGCCAATACAGAATCACCGGCTCCGCTAACATCAGCAATTTCTACTGTGGTTCCTTTTACTTGCTCATAACTATTTTTTGTTACTATGTGAATACCATTAGAACCATCAGTAACAATAAGCCAAGTCCATAAATTTTTTTCACAATGTTCTTGGGCTCTATTAACATCAAATGTTCCAAACCATGATTCATATTCTTTCATGTTTGGTTTAACCAAATATGCTCCTTTGTAAGTGCTAAAGTCTTGTTTGGGATCAACAAAAACTTTTTTACACTTTTCTAAAATTTTTTGTACTGTGTCTTTTTTTATTACGCCTTTTGCATAGTCACTTATAATAACAGTGTCGTTTGATTCTAAATTTTCCAGTAGTCTTTCAACTGGTAAATTATTTGGATAATTTTCTTCTTTGTCAATACGTATTAGATGTTGTCCATTCTGTCCTATTATTCTAGTTTTGGTAGTTGTGCATTCACTGTCTTCTGTTACGTAAGACTTCACAGCATTTTGCATTAATATTTCTTGTATTTTATGCCCTGGGGTGTCGCTACCCACGGATCCATAAAGAGACGTGTGTGTGCCCAAATTTGACAGGTTTAAAGACAGATTTCCAGCGCCTCCTACATTATATTCTTTGCTGGATTCTTTTACAACAAGCACAGGTGCTTCAGGACTGACTTTTTGGCAGTCACCATTTACCCATACATCTAGCATTATGTCACCAATAATTTTAATCATCTAAAAATTTTAATATTTTAAAAACAGTTTCTAATTTTGTTTGGTTTACTTTTGATTGCAAAGTTTTTCTTAAACCTTGGTGCAAAGGCTTGGGCCAATGATTAAAAGTGCACCATGCAAATCCGTCATGTTCTTTATTAAGTTTTGGTAAAAATTCTGACCCTACTACACAAAGATAAGTGTGGTACAAAAATGCTTCATCATTACTGATAAAAGTTTCCATTGGGATTGTTTTAAGTATTTTAACGTCACCAATTTCTTCTTTAATTTCTCTTTTGAGTCCTGTCCAAGCCAGTTCGTTAGTAGTCATACCTCCTACTAATCCCCATACTCTGTTTTGTTTGCTCTGTGTTCTGTGTAGCAGTAAAAATCTATTTGTTTCCTTAGAATAGAATAATGCACCGCACCCAATAATCTTCTCGGTCATACAGTTAATTATTTAGAGTTGAATTTGCCAGGTTCCTTTACGATATTCACCTTCAAACGATAACAGCCATTGTTCACCTGTCCATTTGTATTGTATTCCGGTATTTAAATTGGTAATGAATTTGGTTGTAAATCCATCGCTGTCTTTTAAATTTGCACTTGCGTCAAACAGCACTTTCCATTCTGTGCCGTTCCATTCAATAATATCATTTTGTGACAATATAGAATTCTGTCCATTTGCATTTTTCCATGCATCAGCATCATTGGCAACTGTATTCAACAGCAACAATCTAACTCCTGTTTGTTTGATATCAGTAGGATTAAATTTTGTTGGATCTATAATAAAGTCTACAGTACCTCTTGTGGTTACACCAGTGAATACTGTGTCAGTTGGTATTGTGTCTTCGTCCCAATTAACAATCAACTGATTTTCGTTCAATTCGTTTATAGCAAATGTTCCGCTTACTCTTTGATTTATATCTTGTCTATTAAGCAATATTCTACTTAAACCAGCATTGTATTTTCCTGGTAAACTTTCAATAACTTTATTCCAGTTTATCGCACCTGCAACACCTTTGTCAATAATTTGACCAACATTATTCATCACTAATAAGTCATATCCAATACCTGTTGTGGCAACAACAGCATCAGCATCTTCTTTTGTAGTTTTGCTTGTATCAATTGTGCCATCTGCACTTGTTGTAATTGTTGATTTAACACTTTTAGTATAATCATCTGAGTATGCTTGAAGTTCGGGCATAGTTTGTCCTAAGTCTATATTACCTGTTCTTTCATTGTATATACTTGCAATAATTTGTGTTACCACTCCTAATTTTTTTACTTTCGTAGGAGGAGAAATATATATTGGCGTTGAAAAATTTAATGTTGCTACATCTATTTCCGATTCAGTTCCTGTTGGAATGGTTCTACTACTAAAATTAATACTTGAAATCTCAACAACACTTAAACTTGTCCAGTCAACATAATTGTCCGTGGTCTGAATTTCTAAACTTGGATTGAATAACATTAATATTTGTTCTAATACTTGTAATTTTTGTTCAGTGTTTGTTGTCCACAAATCAACAGCGACGCTCAAAGTGTAAGGTGTCGGCATTAATCTTTCTACTGTAAAATTGTTTCCTTGTGTGTTCAGGTACTCTTTATTTTCACTATCGTAAGAACGTTCTCTCAAATGAACTTTCGAAATGTATGTTGCATCTGCTAATCTATTTCTATCTAATTCTAAATTTGTTACGTAGACTCCCATACGTGGCGCACTCATGATTTTGTTTTCACTGTTATCTCTCATTATGTGAGCAACCTGTCTAGTAATATCACCATACATTACAGGAATAGTACGTAATCCACCATCGCCATCTTTGTAACTAAAGTTACTCATCAGTCTTACTATCTGAGTAATATATCTGCGTATCTGTCCATCATAAAAAAATTGCATTAATTTCTTCCTTTTGCTTCTTTGTGTTTTTCATTAAATTTTTTACCAATTGGCTCATAATAAGTTCTTGTTTTACCCATGTATGATTTAGTGACTTTCTTCAAGCCTTGTGGCTTTGCAGTGTGTGCCATAGGTATGCCAGCAAATCCAAATAGTTCTCTTATCTTCATGAGTTGTCCGCCTGTGGTCGTAACGCTTTAGAAAGGCTTTGTCTTTCTTCTTGACGTGTTTTGTATAATTCAACATTCCATTTACCATCAAATGGAATTTTTTCCTGCACATCATTTATAATTGGTAAAGTAATAAACACTTTATTGTTAGATGATGTTATTAATCCAGTGTGATCTGCTATTGTGTATGTAATTTCTCTTGTATCTAATTTCAATAAAAGATAATTTGCCTCAGTTTGTGGGAAAGATATGTTGGTTGTAATAGTAGTTGCATCTTTCGTTAACGTTACTACATCTGTTGCTAAACGCCCAGAAAATACATAATTGTTGTTGTTTATAAATTTAGTTTTCATTGTGTTTCTTGTGTTTGTATTTGTTAATGTCATGCGTAAAGCATCTTCCATTTTGACCCAGCGTGTGCCATCGTATCTAAACAATCTGTTAGGCATAAAGTCAGTGCGTAAAAAATAATCTCCTTTGACTGATCCTGTAGGAAAAGAAATTCCATGACCAAAGACTTCACCGTTTGGTGCTAAACCATCTCCTAATAAGTAGCCA